GGGGGATACCAAGCTTCTTAGCTTGCAAGAGTACGTCACCTGTTGCAGGAGTAGAGTCAACAACTCCTGTGGATTCGCCTACCCAATATGCAGTACCAGCGTTGGTTTGCCTTGGGAAGGTGATCCTGCCATTTGGTGGCATTGCAATAGTGCGAGCACCAGCACTCATGAACACTTCGTTGTTTCTAAGGAGTTCGATAAGTTCGCCTTGGATTGGAGGGGCAACTAATGCACCGCCTTGACTTTCGTCAATCCACGACATAGCTTTTTGAACACCCCATTGTTTAGAACGAATGCCACGAACTTCTTCACGATCATAGCCAGTAATACCAGCGGATACGATGTCACGGATTTCTCTAGCGAAGCCTTCTTCACCGGGGATTTCAGCAATGTAGTCGGAACCGAAGGGAGCCATGATTGTGTTGGTTGAAGCCTTGTTGTAGCCAAGACGGTCAACATAAAGCTTCTGAAGGTCTTGAGCCATTTCCCACTCGACCCTTGCGGTTTCGGGGGAGAGTTCGCCACGGAGAAGACCAAAAAGCTTTACGAAGCTATAGCCTCGGGAGCCCATTGAGTTTTCACCTTTGCGAACGTGAGGAGCGTTAAGAACCGAGCTATTCCTTGCGGACTTGCTGGTGCTTTCGATTTCACTCAGTTTGTTTTGAAACTTTGCTTGAGTTTCGGTAATGCTATTGATTGCCTCAATAACAGGTTTGATGTTTTTCCCAGCCATAATAGTTTCCTTTAAACAGGGGATGGAGAGGTTTTAAATTCACCACAGTAAATTTTAGATTCCGTTTCGGGAAACACACCAAGTGTTCCCCCTTGTAAAAGATGACTTCCCGGCGATGATTGAATCAAAGTTGGAGGGTATCTTCGGCACTGACCATATTCTGTCTCTGGAACATTGTTCCAAAAACAGCATTGACGACAACTGCCAATGATATCTTTTGACTTCGCCATGTTGTTATCTTCTACCTGTCACTTCAAATAGACGCTTGTTAAGAGCATCTTGATTGTTTTTCAAAGTCAATAAAGAGTTAATAAGAGTTTTCATCTCATCCTCTTGCTCGGCTTTGTCTTCTTCTTCTGCTTTAGCGGAGAGAGCATTGCAACACTGGTCAAGCTTCTCATGGATACCTTTTAAAAGTTCCGTGTGAGCTGAACTTGATTCGTGCATTGAGTGCAACACTTCTGCCATAGATTTGATTGCAGTATGGGTGGGGTCTTCGTCTACTGCTTCTTCTTTAGGCTCGTCTTCTTCGGGGGCTTCTTCTTTTTCTTCGGACTCGTCATCGTCTTCTTTGCTATCTTTTGAATCTTCTTTGTCATCGTCTTCATCTGCTACAGCTTTAGCTGCTTCTTCGTCATCGTCTTCGTCATCATCATCATCATCATCCGAAGGCTCTGAAGCTTTAAGGGCTTTTTTGTCTTCGTCTTCTTTGTCATCTTCTTTTTCTTTTTTCTTGGCGGGCTTGCCTTGTGCAGGGGGAGGTACTAATTCTTCCATTGCACTCTTAAACCAGTTTTTTTCTTTTATGCTCACGGTAGAGAACTCCTTAAAATCTAAATCTGGAAAAATCGTTTCTATTTCTTCAAGACTAGAGATATTACGATATTCCAGAGGAAGTAAGTATAATACTTTATAAACTTTAGCAAGACACTTGTAAACCCCTAATTTTAACTTTTTAGGTATGTCTACACCTTCTTGCAAAGACAGGAGAACCGCCATGGCCATCCTGACTTCTTTAACACTGGCCTTGATTTTTTTATTTCCTAACTGCTCAAAGATCGAAACGTATTCTTTTTTCTTTGATTTTTTATTGGGATCATAAGCCCAGTTTTTTAACGAGATGTCTCTTTTAGATATGTTACAATCTTTAGAAACGGGTTTACCTTTAGGCATTTTTTGCATTCTTGAATTGAAAGCAATAGTTTTATTAGCCCATGTAACGTGTTTTTTAGTCCAAGATTCTTTTTTAGTTGATAGTAGTTTTAGGTTTCGTTTAATAGGGCCAGTGCTTAAAGAAGCTTTTTTAGAACAAGGGTCTTCACTCCAAGCCTTTAGCTCTTTGTAAGACATGTTGGTTTCTTTTTTATACTTAGCGTAAACCTCGTTGCACTCATCTCTGTCTGAAGCCTCTGAGTTAGTTTCCTTTTTTACTTCTTTTGTAACTTCGTCAATTCCTGGCAAAGGGCCTTGAGGTGGCACACCTACAATCTTTACTTCTTCATCAGAAGACAAAGGCAAACTTGGAGATTTAAAATAAGAAGCTTCTAAATTTGCAAGTGTTATAGACTTCTTACTAGAGAGTGGGACGTAGTGGGAAAGAGCTTTGCGTATAGCGGGGGAAAGCTTTTCTCCTTCAACATGCCCTCGGGAAAGATGGGCTGCTAAAGCTTCTTGGTTGGCGGGAATAGGTACTACAGACCACTCAATCATATCCCATTCTAAAAATCGGAGAGCTGGAACGCTGTGGGAGTTGTTACCACGGAAGTCTAGGATCTCTTCCCCTGTCTCTATATCAACCATATCCTCGCCTTCATCATCCATAATGATAGAGGCACGAATAGGTAAGAAGCCTATAGAAGAAGCTTGTAGTTCTTTACGAGCTATAAGACGAAAGACTATTTCAGACTCACGGGTTTCCCCGTGAAAGTAAGCTGTAGAGTAAATCTTATCATCAAATATTTCTAAGGTTAAGTTGCCTTCGGGATCACGGGCAGAAGCGATAGGAAGCTCTTCTGTTTTGTGTCCAAAAAAGACACGGGGGTTTCTGCTGTAATTCTTAAGGTGATTGACGCATCCTCTAGGAATTACAATATCTCCGTGACGATCACGGGAAGATGTAGTAATAACAAAGCGGGCGGTCATGCGGGCAGTATCAATCACAGGGACTTCAAGGTCATCAGAATCAAGGGCTACAAGGGAGGATGGGGAGTCAGATAAACAATGGGCCATGTTACGGGCATATTGTGCAGAGAAGGGCAGTACCCCTGCTTTGGCCATTGAAGAGTTAAAATGCTTTTTCCGGTCTTTGATAAAAGATCGGATTACTTCGGGAGAGAAAACGTCAAGGGAGTCAGGGATTTGGAACTTGCTCATGATTATCCTCTGTTGTCATTGGGAGAAGATAAAGGTTCGGTTGGCGGTGGGTGTGAACCACCTATAGGGTTGCTTGCAATATTGACGGGGAGTATTGGGGTATCTCCCCAAGTGGTGGGATAAGGCTCTCGTCCTCGCATGATACGCACTTCGTTAGGAGTGATCGCACCACACATAAGATCGGTTTGAATTTGCTTTTCGGTAAGCTCTGGATCGTGGGGAGTAATGTCTTCCCACCAAACTTTTAAAGAGTCATCATAACGGGTAGCAATCTTTTCAGTAATGACTTGACCAAAGTATCGAAGGATAGGATTAATAGTCTGCTGCATAAACGCAGCTTGAGATGCCATTACAGAGCCGTAGGTCATCTCTTTGTTAAGTCCTGCTGCGGAAGCGGGTACCCCGAAGAGGGCGAGGATGTTATCCCGAATTTCCGTAGCAGTCTCTCCAAAAAGCATTTCGTTAATACCGAGGGATAGCGGGTTAACTGAAACACCGGGAGGGAGAAACATTGGTCGGTTAGAACGAGTGTCGCCAGAATAGCGAGACATAAACTTAGCTTCAATTCGGCGAAGGTCTTCATCGCTTGGGTCTTGAAACTTCCCATCAAACTGTACGGCAACGGTAGGGAATGTTCCGTTTTTATAAGAGTGCCAACGAGCACGATTAATCATTTCAGCGGTGTCGCCCCATTGTGCGCCTGCTGTAAGAGGTGCGTAACCGTCAATTTTTGAGATAGGGCTTTTGTCTTTAAACACTACAATCTCTTCCACAGGGAGGAACTTACGGAAGTAGTTGCCTTCGATAGGACGGATTTCGTAGCCCTCAATAAGCTTGTCTTTACCAACAATAGGCCACATCCAATGGGAAGGTACTACCCAGATTGCAGCGGGGAGGCCGAGGTCGTTGAGAGGCATCCACCAGTAAGCTATTCCGGTGAGGTGATGAAACATGATAGTTTCATACCAAAGGTCATAAGAGGTGTCAGGATCATTGGGGTCTTTAAGGAGCCGAAGCAAGGGATGCTTGTTAGGTACGGGTTCGAGGTCTTCATGGGAAAGAAGAGGGATAAGGGCTTTTGATCTTAAATAATTAGATCGAGCGTGACCTTGAGGTTTGTGATAAGTCCAAGAAACATTAGGGACTTGGGAGGCTACTTGCTTGGCAATGCTTCTAATAGCAATGTAGATCCAGTGCTTAAAGTTTCGTACTTGTTCAATACGAGAGTCTGTCCATGCGGAAACGTAGGGCATGAACGAAGGGCCGTAGGAAAGCAGCGTAGATAGATCCCTATCTGAAGCTTGATCAGCAGGGAGTCGTAATTTGCGCCTACGCTTTGCCATAGATTTACCCTATAATTAGAATCCTTAATATAGGTATTATGCTGTATATTGAGGAAGGGTTCAAGAGAAGAACTAGATTAAGAGGTAAATAAATAATGGCAATGCGACCCGACATGGAAAGGCTACTTAAATTTTTCCTAGCAAAAAACTTTAAACCTAACAGGATTCAACCTTTTAGGGGCTCTATTAATACAGCACAAAGTTATACGGTTCGTAAAATTATTAGGTTAATCGGCGAACCTACAGATCCTAGTAACTCAAAAAGCATTGTAAAATGGGGAGATAAGTTTAAAAGTAGAAATCCGGGACTCTTTAAATATTTATCAAATCCGAATAATATTGAAGAGCTTAAAAAAACTTTAGAAAAAGAAAAGTTAGATATATACAACCACCCGTATTTTAAAACCCTTTTAGAAGGAAAAACCGTTTTTGCTGCGGCAGAAGTAAAAAAACTGGGGATTCAATTTGAAGCGTCTTTAAAAATAGTGTTATCAAATATAGAACGCAGATGCGTATTATTAGAAAAA